TTAAACTCTCTATCTTCACCTGGTTGCAATGTCATATCATCATAATTTGCTTCTTGAATCATACGGTGTTTAATTGTAACTTGTTTTTTCTCTTTCTGTATTCTCCGTACAAAAGCATAATAGATAATTTGTGTGAAATATGCAAAGGGATTGTTTGATTTTCTTGGGTTGAAATTATTAAGATATTGTAAACAATTTTCTATACCATCTGATATCATATCATCACGATAAGTATAGTTAATAAAATTTGGTCTATATGAGAGGTGATTCGCTATCTTTAAAAAACACTCGCCTATATAATCTGGAACAGGAGGATTAGTTACTTTTGTTTTAATAGCTTTATTTACAGACTTTTTATACAATATCATTGCCTGTAAAAATTCTTTATTATTTACATAATGTTCTGGTTTTTTCTTATATTTAACTTTTGCAGTCTGTGTATTCATAATAGTTATATAATACTACATTTTTTTCTATTTGTCAATGGTGGAACCAACATTGACTTTTCACATTTTTTGTGTATAATGGACTATGTAGTCCTTTGAGAAAGCTCCAGAGTGCTAGTGGAGAGTTCTCTTTGGTCCTCTACCTTCTTTAAATATCTCATTTAATAGTTCATTTTCTTCATCATTTAATCGTTCAGGATGATAGATTTTTGTTTTAGACTTTTTAGGTGAATCTAATTGGTCATATTCTTTTGCAAGATGTAAGTAGCTTTTTGATATATCCCCACCAGCAGTTGTTATAGTCAATATCTTATCTTTTGGAATAGTAATAATTTTGTCTGGTGTGTAATTTGTCCATTTTATTAAAGCTATATAATCTCTTACTCCCATAGGTGTCATTTGTGGGATGTATTTAATTTGTAGAGGTTTATTTAATCTCATTAATGGTGATTTATCAGGCAATTGTTTATCGCCTAATGGCATATGAGTAACTATATCATCACCATTTGTAAGTTTAATAATTTTTATATTAGCTTGTATGTCTGCCATTACCTAACTCTATGTTATGGATTTCATAATCAAAGTCTTCGTCATTGTATATATTTATACGCTCTCTAAAGTGTTGTAAAGTGTAGTTTTCCTTTTCCCCATAGGAAAGGTCGTCAGCAATATCATATAATGTTGCGTGTGATTTGTTATCTTTTAATCGTAATCCTCTTCCAATAGATTGTAAATTTCTTATACGAGATTTACTAGGGCTACTAAAAACAATATTGTGTAAGTTACGGATATTAATACCAGTGCTGAACGTCCCATAAGAAGCGACAATAATCGCATTATCAGACTTTTCGGTAATTGCTCTAACTTGTTCTCTTTCATTTGCTTCCACTCCTCCGTGGATATAGAAAATAGGTCGGTCACCTGCCTTTTCTTTTATTAAGTTGTATAATAGTTTACCGTGCTTTTCTACGTATTGAAACAAACATAAAGTGTTGCCGTGTAAATTAGTGGCCAAGTTCTTAATGTATTTATTCCTTTTTTCATTTGAAACTAAAAAATTCATCTCTTCCTGATAAGATTTATTTTTTAAAAATTCTCTTTGCTCTTTGCTATATTGTAAAACCAAACAGAAAATTTTGAGTTTGGCTAGTTGTTCTTTGTCTTGGAGTTCTGTAGTAGATATAACTTTATTAACAGCACCAAAAAGTCCTTCTAAAACAAGCTTATGGGTCTTACTATCGTCTAAAGTTCCTGTACAACCAACCTTATATGGGCATTGTACCAACTTTGTTAGTATCTTGGTAAGTGAAACTGCCTTAAATAAATGTGCTTCGTCACCAACTATCATACCAAAGTGTTTAAACCAGCTCTTTGGAAGATTATATATTGACTGCCAAGTAGATATAATTACTTTCTTATCAGTATCTTTACTATGACCTTCATATATTCTATGGATATTCTTTTCATTATCCCAACCATAATCTTTAAAATCTTTATACAATTGCTCTACCAATGATGTGGTAGGTACTATAATTAATATCTTTTTATCTTGTAATCTTAATAAATTAAATCTTACTAATAGATAAACAATGAGTGACTTACCACTAGCAGTTGGTGATAATAATAAACATCTATTCTTTCTTACAGCATATGTAAACGCTTCTTTTTGATAGTCCCTTACTTCCATAGGAATTTTAAGCGCTTTAATAAAACCTTCTACCTTTACTTCATCAACTTTAGTATCTTTTATCTTGGTACCATCAACAACTTCTATATTGTTTTCTTTGCACCAATTTAAAACATAAGGATAAAGACCAACGTATATCTGTCCATTTGCATATGAAAATAATCTTATCTTGCCGTCCCATATTCTCTTACGAAATTGGGGCATAAATCTAAAACCAGGTACTTGAAAAGTAAAATGTTCTCCAAGTTCTCGTCTAATAGATTCGTCTGCTTCTATCTTTAAGTAAACATCATCTTTTTTATCAATGATTAGGTATCGTATATTAGGCATTAGATTGCGCCAGATATGAATTTCTTCCAATCAATAGCATTCTTTATTGTAAATGTTCTATTTGATATTTGTCTGACCGTTCTATCTAAAAAGTCAACTACAGTGTTAAGATAGTCTGATTTTTGTTTGAGTTTAATAATGTCTTCGTCTGAATCAATATACTTATCAACATCTTGTCTTAATATTTTTAAGTTAAAAGGTTTCTCAGCATAAACACTAGGGTCTGCTTTACCTGTATAGTATTCCCATTTCTGTTTTTTAACTATATGATATTCACTTTCATTTCTGCTTAACATTAGCTTAAACTTTGTTAAGTGCTTCATATATTTGTTATGTATTTGAGGTGTTTTGATTGATTCTAAATCAAGTTCACTATCGTTAATTTTTAAGTCTTTGTCAACTAATTCTTGGATTTCTTCTAGATTCATATTAATAATATATCATACTATAATGAAAAAGTAAAGTCTAATTACGAGGTTGTAACACTAGTTTGTCCACTTCCTGTTGCAAATTCATATATTTTGTATTGCATTGTTACAGTTGCTGTTAAATATTGAACGTCTGTAGCTCCTGTGTCATATTGTAAACCAGTTAATGCTGTTGGAAATACGTCTGAAAATCTAACTTCAATATTTGGAGTATTTTTACTTGTTAAAATATTAAGTGTTGCGTCTGAATAGACACCACCTGTACCAGTTGCTTTATACTTAACTTTGCCTGGGTCTGTTAACTGATTCGCACCAGTAGATGTTGGAAACCTATCTGTACCACTACCTAATAGGTCTCTAAATTCTTTTCTATCAGTAGGGAACCCTAAACCAACTAACCAACCGTGTATCTCTCTATAGTTTTCTAAATTTTCATCAACTAAAAAATCCATTGTAAGTGGACTATAAGTTAACTTATCTCCAGGTAAAGGTATATCTTTTAATGGTGTTTCTTGTACCATTGTACCCCCTAAAGCAATTCCAGGCAAATTTACAGTAGTGCAAAAGAATTCTACTTTTGGAAGTTTTGTAATATTAAACTTAAACTGCGTTGGACTTGCATAATCAAATTTAGTAGGTTGTCTATCTATTGCTTTTTTAGTTGTCATACTACTATTTATATGGGTTCTAGGCCAAAAAAAAAGGGTGCCTAAAAAGACACCCTTTAAATCTGTTTGTTCTAAAAATGAACAACCAATATATTACATCAAGTTCGCAACTTGAACCCTTTGGTAATATCTGTTAGAGTTTGCACTTCCAGCGTCATTTACTGCTGTAGCAGCACCTGATTGAGCACCAGTTTCAGCGAACGGATTAGCAACTAGGCCATATCTCGTCTTGAAACCAATTTTCGGTTGGAAAGTATCTTGACCAACAGCACGTACCATTTGTAAAGGTACATATGGGCAATAAAATAAGCCTGCGTCATATGGTGAAGTACCTTTATATCCAACAACGTAATACTGTTTAGCAGTACTATTTGCTGAGTAAGGATCAATATAAACTTTGAATCTACCGTTAAGAACACCAGCAAATGTATTGCCTGTGTCATCAACATTTAGGTTGTTATTCAAAGCTGGAGTATAATCTAATACGCCTGCCATTTGAAGAGCCGAAGCTACGTCAGATGAACAAACAATTAAATTACCTTTTCCACGTCTGGTTCTTTGAGCGATTCTATTTGCGTCACGTTCCAATTGGAACATAAGGCCTTTGAATCTTTCAACAGACCATCTACCATTTGAGTCTGTATCTAGGTCAAAAATCCCAGCAGTTGTTACGTTACCAGTTTGAGCACCAACTTCTGCATTTATGTAAATAGTTCTTACAACTTCTCTATTAATTTCTGCTAAAATTTCAGCAGATAAGATGTTTGCAAGTTCTGTTTCAGCGTCTAAACCGTGGATTGCTTTTAAATCTTGAGCAAGTTCCATAGTATATTCAGCCTTTAAAGCTCTTGATTTAGCAGTTACAGTTGATTTCTCAATTGAAAATGCCATTTCAGCAAAAGCGTTTCCGCTTGCGTCTCCAAGTGCTTCAGCA